GGTCAAACGCCTAGCGTTTGCCCGTTTTATACAGTTGACTCTGTGTACAACGGCCCATGCACCGATGGTAAAGGTGTGTGGTGACTCCGCCCATGGATTTGGCGGTCACACATATTAAAGAAACCGTATCCCGCAACCAACTCGTAAGTGGTAGCCCGGACATTGGGTCAGGAGTTCCTCCGGGGATTCTCCAATGCGTACCTTGACTGGTACAGTGGCGAGGTCACGACTATGCGTGCTCCGTGGAGTGGGGAACATCCCGTACCACGACCATTAAAACAAAAGTAGACTCCCAGTCTCTAAACGGGCCGGCCTGCGGGCCACGTGTCAAAACCGCCACCCTTGGGGCGTTATCCTTGGGACTCAAAACAATTGTATAAGATGGCTACGATTAAGAGTATAAAAAAGAAAATAAATCCATCTGACCACCCGGTTGCTAAGTACAACGGCGTCCTCGGGGCCTACGCTCCGCAAGCGGAACGCCCGTGTAACACCGCTGCTTTTGCGGCGGATCGGGGCCCGCCTCTGATAGAGGCTGGGGCGACCCCCTTGGCAAGCGCCGGCCAACCGGTGGGAAAAGCGAGAAACGTTCCTCGCTATACTAAAAGTGAACGTCGGTGGCGGTTTGGGAGTGGCCCCGCTTCAAAGCTACACTCCCCCTTTTGGGTTGATCTCGAACCCTCAAAACCAGAGAATCGTTTCTCGGTTCTGGGATGCAAGTCCCGGAAGGAACGTCGCACCGACTGCTGCGCCCGGTCAGGTGAATTACGAAGGAAGGTGCAAAGGATTGTGAAACTTCTCCAAGTGGATCAGTCTTTGAAGGCTATTTGTAAGCCACCTTCGGGCATTGTGTGCGGGTCGCTCCGCTCCAGTGTTAGGTCAATGTTCCCTCCTGAACTCACTCTTGTTCAGGAGTTATCCATCAAGACAGCGGCGAAAGCCGAGGTCCAACCTTGTCACTTTTGCGAAAACCTGCAGAAGATGAAATTGGATGACTTTAGGAAAGCGAGGTCCAGCCCCGTATCCGTCGAGGAGTCGGCATTAGACGCTTTTAGTAGGTCTTTTGCTGCGAACGTCCCGGACGGCTGGAACACAAAGAAAGTGCCCTATATTCCTAATGGGCACGGCGCATTTGCCGCGCGTCGGAAGGAGGGTGGCAACTGGGTCGAGGAGCCCTTCAATGAGGACTGTCGACTCGAATTGGTTTATAGTAGTGGAAAGCCACGCGTAGTTACGATGTATAGCTCATACAACGTTTCCGTACTGACTCCGCTCCACCATTCCCTCTATTCCTTTCTTAAGAGAAGGGGTTGGCTTTTGGTCGGTTCGCCTACCGAACAGAGGCTCCGCCAGCTGATTGAGCATCAGCAGAACCGTGAGTGGCTATCGTTTGATTACGAGTCAGCCACCGACAATATTAAGACCGCGTACGTCCGGCGGGCGGTCGAAATTTTAATTCAAAAAGGAGAGGGGTTGTCAGAAGACGAGGTTCGGTGCTTACGTGTCGTGTCCAATTTACGTTTGGACGGCGAGAGCGCCTTCTCAGGTCAGCCAATGGGTAGCCCTATGAGCTTCCCGTTGTTATGTCTGATCAACAAGACCGTCGTGGATCTGGCCCTTACGGACCTCCTTGAGAAAGGTGAAATCGACTTCAAGGAATGGAGTCGTCATCGCTGTCTCATAAACGGTGATGATCTTTTGACCACTAGCACGAGTGGTGGCTGCTTAGTTAGCGCGATCGCCAGACATGGCGAGAACGTCGGCCTTAAGGTCAACAAAGAAAAAACTTTGCGGTCAGCTGAGTATGGAGAAATCAATTCCACCGTATTCCGCCACTGCGTGTTACAAAAGAAAACAAATGTGGCATCCCTCTGGATGGGGGCCGGTGTTGACGACGTGCTAGGCTTTGCCTACGAAAGCGCGGCGACTCCCCGGGGCTTCCGGATGATAGTCGAACGCAGCGTGACGAGATTGGCTCGTCAAAAAATAAAAACAACTGTGCTATTGCCCTGGGCGTTCCGAGAGTCGGCGGTTAGTAGTAG